GGGCAATGTTTGTGAATTTGATGTGTGATGAACCGAGAAACTTAACGAAAGTTGATTTTGCGTTTGCCATGATATTTACTCCTTATTTAGCCTTGCGTTATTGCTTGGCATGGCTAAATTATAACACTGTTTTTCAGCTTTTTTCAACAACCACACAATTTTTTTGTTGAATCACTGCAACAGCGTTTGACAGCCGCGCATTGGGTGAATCAATGCCAATGGCCCTCATAACCTCGTTGCACGCCGTCATTGAGCTTGCCACGATGATGATTTCACGCCCTGCTATTTGCACGGCCACAGCGCGGCCCATGAACGCTTCTGCGCACCATGCGTATGCCAAGTGGCCGGGGTCATCGACCAGGAAAATCCGCATTCCATCAATGCGGCAGTCTTTTGATGGGCGGCATGTCGGGCTGAATCCATACACCGATGCGAACTGCTCGCGGCAAATCTCAAGCCACAACGTCATGTCGATGTACAACCGTGTTGGCTTTTTCCCGGTTGACTTCCAGCTCTCTGCGCATCCTTCTGCTATCCGTGCGGTGGCGCTTGGTGAAAACAATGGGTGGTCACTCATCTTCTTCCTTTGCTGAGTTGTTCAATCGTGTCGGTTGCTGGAAATTTCTCGGCCCGAAGCTCCAGCTCCAGCACGGCCAGTGCATTCCATGCGGAATGGGCCTTGTGGCTCAGGCCGCTATCCGTGTCGGCTGGCTGGTGTTTGGCTGCCAGGATGTGCCTCCACATGGCATCCGTGTACCGTTCTGCCCCATTTTGTACATGCTCCCAGCCGCCACGGGTGTACTTGACGGCCCCGTGTGTGCCGACTTCAGCCACGGCCAGCAGCGCAAGTGCAAAATCACCCAGCACACCAGCCTGCACTTTCCCTGCGTCGGCCTTGGCCCCTGGTTCATGCAGACTTTTGCCATTTGGATCAAATTCACCACTCATCGAATTTCCCCTGTTTCCATATCGACACCCAGCACCACGCCACGGTCTGCGGCTGTGGCATACAAAAACTCGATCCAATCTGAGAACTTCGACTTTGTGAAATCCCGTGTCCGGTGCCCGAGTAACACAACGCCACCGTTCAAGCCCATTGCAAGCCGAACAGTCTCCCCATAGAACGCTGCCGTCAGAACGTCCTTCCATTCATGGGGCTGCATCGTGACCATGCGGCCATCCACCGGCCACTGAAGCTGGCGGCTGAAAGCAGTGAGGATCGGCCACATGAGTCGGTTTTGCGCCTGGGTGCGTGTCTCAAGCTTGAGAGTTAGCACCCAGCGGCGACCACCTTGCAGCACCTGGGCAAGGAACGGGAACACCTGCGTCTTGATCGCCTGCCATGCCTGCTGTCGGTTGTGCAGATCGATGGTCAGAGACTCATCCATTCCGTTTCCCCTTGAATCCAATGCGCGTCAAATACGCTGCTGGCAATGAATTCCAGTTGAACGAGTCAACAAAATCACCGCATCGGTGCGCTCGGTTTGTCATCACATGGCCTGCGCCTGGGCACAGGCTTGGAGAGTGAAGGCCAAGCATTGCAAGCCGTTCATGCCCTGCAACTGGCGCAGACTTTGTGCAATCTCCGCATACGCTGTTGTAGTGCTGCCAGTGGTCACAGCCAGAGCAACATGGGCCATGTGACCAGTAAAACGTATCCACGGCCTCTTGCACTTTGAATCGAGCCATGCTAACAACGGTGTCAGCCACGGGCCTTCTCCAGCTCCAGCCGCTTCGCCTGATACGTGGCCTTGATGGCCCTCAGATCGTCGGCTGTGTATTTGCGTGGGGTGTTGTCGGCCTCCAGTGCCTCAACAGCCTCCAGCCCGATGCGCTCAATCAGCCCCAGCCGATAGCCCACCACGTTGCCTGCTCCGTAGCGGTTGCACTGCTTGCGCTGGGCATGGACGTTTCGCTCGTCAAAGCGCAGGTGCGGTGCGCTGCCACGGCTGCGGTAGTGGCCAGCGTCAACCGAGCCGCCATGCACTCCCTCGCCAATCGGCTGCCCACAGCAAATGCAGGGAGATGGTGCGGTCTATGCGGGATGTGGTGTAATTACGGTAATGCTTGGTAATTACAGTAATTACAGTGCAAAATATATGCTATAATTGGTCAACACAGTAAGGAGTATATAATGGGTTTATTTGATGTAGGCGGAAAATTCAAACCGCGCAATGTGGCAGGTGTAAAATCTGCAAGATTTATTGAGCCGCATGGATTTGAAGATATTGAAGAGTTTCGCGTTAAATATGCCAATGCTGAAAAACTGGCAAAAGACATCGGCTCATTGCCAGTAAATTTTAGGGCGTTCTGTATTCTTGATGGTAAATTTATTTTTGGGGACTTTATCGAAGCATTGATTGTAAATAACAACTGGGAAGTTGAAGATTTAACAATCTCTACTTTGTCTATGTCGCAGGAAAATATAGATAGTTTGCAAAACCTGATAGTGGGAAATTTTGTAAAATCTCTGAATATCATCGTTAGTCATTACTACTTTGCAAACGAGCGCCATCGTGACGGGATGATGCCATACCTTTACGACAAGTTGGACATAGGCGATGTGTTGCAAGTGGCGGTTGCCAGCGTGCATACAAAAATCGCAATGATCAGCACGGCATGCGGAAAAAAGATCACAATTCACGGTAGCGCGAATCTGCGCACCAGCTCAAACATTGAGCAGATCGTGATTGAGCACTCACCTAGCTTGTACGACTGGTGCCACGCTGTCCACTCTGGCATAATTGAGCGTCACAAGACGATCAACAAGCCAGTTAGGCGCACCGAGCTATGGGGCGCAGTGCTGGGCAACGATCAAAGCGACGCATGGCCACAGGAAGCGAAGCAGCCGGGCAAAAATTCGGCAAGCACAACCAGCGAGTTCGAGATGCGATTGCCAACAGACCAAAAACAGCAGCCCAAAAACGAAAGCCTGTTTTCAGAGTGCGTGGAGAAAAAAAAGGCGGATCAGAAGCGCCTTTTTAAAGCTGGGGCGTAAATGGGGCGCGTATCAAAACTGTCGATTGACGAATGGGCAGAGGTGGAGAGTCGCGTTCTTTCCGGCGAAAGCATTCGCGCTGTGGCGAAGTCTTTTGAAATCAGCGAGTCAGCGGTGCGGAAAAAGATTGGTGCGCACAATGAAATAAGTGCGCAAAGTGCGCAAGTGCGCACCGTGGCTCAAAAACTGGCAGAGGCGCAAGACGCGGTAGCAAAACTGCCTTTGCGTCAGCAGCATGTCGCTGTGAGCCTCGCCGAAAAGCTTCGCAACATTTCCAATCACCTCGCCAGCGCGGCAGAGTATGGGGCCGCGACAGCGCACCGGATGCAGGCCATTGCCCATGCTCAAATTGAAAAGGTGAGCGATACAGACCCGATGGAAAGCCAAGAGGTTTTGCAGGGCATTTCGGCCTTGACCCGTATTGCAAACGATAGCGCACGAATGGGTGTGGAGTTGCTCGGAGCAACCAAAAACACAGCACCACCGACTGAGGAAAAGCCTCGCACGCGAATTGACCCAAGCAAGCTATCAATTCAGGCCATGAAAGAAATTTTAGCAGCAAAGAATGGACGCTGATCTAATCGCACTGATGGACTTTTCAGACGATGAGTTTCTGCACTTCGAGCGCGAAGTGTGCGCGCACTCGTTGGCAGACTTTGCACAGGCAGCATGGCACGTCCTAGAGCCCACGACACCACTTAAATGGGGGTGGGCGCTTGATGCTATCTGCCAGCACCTAGAGGCGGTCACGGATGGGCGCATAACCAGGCTGCTTATGAACGTCCCGCCCGGAACCATGAAAAGCCTACTGACTGGCGTTATCTGGCCTGCCTGGGAATGGGGGCCGCGCGGCATGCCTGAAATGCGCTTTATCGGTACAGCGCACGAGGAGCAACTGGCAATACGGGACAGCCGAAAATGCCGCGATCTGATTAAATCAGACTGGTATCAACGATTGTGGCCGATGCCGCTTGACAAGGCGTTGGACGGTAAAAGGGAATTCGGCAATACCAGAAAAGGAATTAGACAGGCCCGCTCATTTACATCAATGACTGGGGTTCGCGGTGACCGTGTGATCCTTGATGATCCGCTTTCTGCCCATTCTGCAAACAGCGAAGCCGCATTAGAAGCAGCACGCATTGCATTCACAGAGACGCTGCCAACGCGGGTCAACAGCGAAAAAAGCGCCATCGTCGTGATCATGCAGCGCCTGCACGAAAAAGACACCAGTGGAGTGATTTTGGATATTGGCCTGCCGTACACCCACCTCCGAATCCCCATGCGTCTTGAGCCTGACCACCGCTGCACAACGTCCATTGGATGGACTGACCCGCGCACCGTGGCGGGCGAGCTTATGTTTCCGGAGCGGTTCGGTGAACAGCAGGTGCGCGAGCTAGAGGCCACGCTGGGCAGCTATGGGGCCGCTGGGCAGCTTCAGCAGCGACCGACACCCAGAGGTGGCGGGTTGTTCAAGGGCGCATGGTGGCGCTTCTATGGGGCTTGTCCTGAGCTGACCTACCGCGCCATCTTTGCCGATACAGCACAAAAGACGGCAGAGGGTAACGACTACTCGGTGTTCCAGTGCTGGGGCCGCTCAGTGGCTGGCAACATCATCATGCTGGATCAAATCCGGGGCCGCTGGGAAGCGCCTGAGCTACTCACGCAGGCCCGTGCATTCTGGGATAAGCACCGGGCGCAGCATGTGTATGCGCCGCTTCGCGGGATGTGGGTGGAGGACAAATCAAGCGGGACGGGGTTGATTCAGACACTGGGCCGGGAAGGCGTGCCCATCATCCCGGTGCAACGCAACAGAGACAAAATCAGCAGGGCGCACGATGTGACCCCAACGATGGAGGCCGGGCTTGTGTATCTGCCCGAGTCAGCGCCTTGGCTATCTGACTACCTGAGAGAGTTTGCATCGTTCCCAATGGGGGCGCATGATGACCAGATAGACCCAACAATTGACGCAATCACCCACATGGTGCGCCAATCCGTCGCAACATACGCCACGGGCCGAGGTAGCCAATGGCGATAACCGGACAACAATATGCGTCTTTTTGACACAATCAAACAAACATTCGCGGCTAAAAAGCCTGCCACACCTGCACTGCCTGACGCGGCTCAGTT